CTGGGCAGTTTAATATTTTAGCAGCAACTGGATTGAACATTGAAGCTGATGCAGATTTAAATGTCAAATCTGAGGGTAGTATTTTTATTGACAGTGATGGTAACCTAAATCAGACTACTAAAGGTGGTGTATTTATTGACAGTGATACTGATACTAATATCAGAGCAACTGGTTTGATTAATATGCAAAGTAATGATAATGTAAATATCAAATCAGATAAAATAATGTCAATTAGTTCAACTGATCAATTTAATATCAATTCTGAAGCATCAGTTGCAGTTGATGGTACTTCTATACAATTAAATGATGGTGCATCTTCTGGTGCTGGTGATGCGAAACCAGCTAAAACTGCTAGACATGCTGGTAGAACTATGTTAGAATTACCAATTGAAACACGTGGTACTTCTGGTGTATCTCAGATGGCTTCTTCGCCTCGTGTTACAAGAAAATCTGAAGTTGCTTTTGAAAATACAGATAAGACTCCAGGCACTGATTTAAATTCATATAAACAAGACAGAATTAATAAGAATGAGGCATCTAAAACTGATGCCACTGAAAGTACATTTGCCAAAGATAAAGTCAAACCAGATGCTAAATCATCTTCAACTGGTGTTGCTTCTGATGTAAGTGCAATATTGAATATGTCTCCAGATGCATTTAATGCTGGGATGAGACTATCAAAGAACTTTACACTTGGAGATTTGACAAAAGGTGGTTCACGTATCCCAAGACAAACATATCAATATCCAGATGGAACTACTCTTGCACCTCAAGATATTATTGCAAATTTAAAACGTCTTTGTGATAACATACTTGAACCGATTGCTGAAAAATATGGAAGAGATTCTTTTGTAATTACTTCTGCATTCCGTAGACCTTCAACTGGACCAAATGATCCAGGTGACTTGGGTATTAAACTTTCAACTGGAGGATACCAGAAAGAAGGTGGTGATCATCCTAAAGGTTGTGCTGCAGATATTTCCTTTAAAGGTGGTAAAGCTGACACTCATAAAAAGGCAGCTGAGATTACTAAACTCATAAAGTCTTGGAATCAAATAATTATGGAATATGATGGTGGCGGTTCTCAATATTGGATTCACTGTGCATATAAAGAACATGGAAATAATGGACACATGTTTACGATGAACAATCACCAACCTGTGGCTGGAACTTATCCTAAAAATGGATTTGTGTTGGTATAATGGCAATCCAATCTGCAACACTAACTGAAACAGGCACTGCGGCATCAAGTGCAACATTTTTATATTATGATATTACTACAGCTAGAGTTACTAAATCAAATTTAACTGGTATTTCTTCAGTTCCTGGTGATGAGACTAGTTCTTTATTAGACGTAAATTATTACCTACCTACGGTATTGGAAGAAACAAGTTTTTCTGTAGATCTGACATTTGATGGTAAATATTCAAATGGTATTGGAGGATATACTTATGTTGCAGCTACAGATAATTCAACATCATTTGATTGGTCTTCTGTTGGCTTGACATATACTAAAATTAGCGGAAGTGTTGCCAGAATATCGGGTTCAATTAACAGTCCTTTTACAAATCAATATTATAGATTTGTTCTTCCAGATATGAATTTGCAGATATTACCGAAAGATACTACAACACCTTTCTTTTCATTGGAGAAGTATCAGATGCCTTCCCCTGTTAGTGTTATGAAAACTTATAGTATCAATGTAACTTTACCGTCACATCCAGTACTTGGTGGTAGTTCTTCGACAGGAACTATTAGTTTATATCAGTGGGTTCACTGGTCATATGCAACTGCAGTGGCAGCTATTGCTTCTGCACGTTCAAGAGGTATAAAGTAATGGCTTCTGTAGCAAGATCAGGTGATACAGTATTATCCCCAGATGGAAGTGGATATCAATGCGGTTCACCGATGCAGACTAGTGTTGGCGAAGTTAACAATAAAAATGTAACTGCCAATGGTAGTCTTATCGTAGTTGCTGGGAATTTAATAACTCCCCATCCAAAGGGTGGTTGTTCCAATGATGATTCTACTTTATCATCATATTCATCTACTGTAACTATTGGTGGTAAAGGTGTTGGAAGAATAGGTGATACTTACGGAAATAACGTAATTACTCAAGGATCTCCAAGTGTATTTGCAGGATAACGACTAAATAAGTATATGGCACGCAATTCTAGAACATTCACAGACTTAGACCTTAATTTCTTGGCACATCCTGTCACTAAAGATGTCACAACTAAGATCGATGAGCAGGCAATAAAGTCTTCAGTTCGTAATTTGATTTTAACATCAAATTACGAAAAACCATTTCACCCAGAGATTGGCTCACCATTAAAATCTCTGCTATTTGAACCAGCTACTCCTTTATTACCAATTTTAATTGAAAAAGCAATTCACAGAACGATTGATAACTTTGAGCCAAGAGTTCAGTTAACTTCAGTTATTGCAAATTTAAGTGAAGACACCAATTCAATTTACGTAACAGTAGAATTTATTATACACAATACTAGTGTTCCAATTGCGCTAGATTTAATACTTACTAGAACGAGATAACATATGGCTATCGAAAGCAAAAGAATTCAGGTCAGCGAATTAGATTTTGACCAAATAAAAACCAATCTAAAGAATTTTATGAGAGGTCAGAGTCAATTCTCTGACTATGATTTTGATGGTTCTGGATTATCAGTTCTTTTAGATGTTCTTGCATATAACACTCACTATAATGCATTGTATACAAACCTCGCTGTAAATGAGATGTTCTTAGATTCAGCAAGCAAACGTGCTTCTGTAGTTTCTATTGCAAAAACACTTGGATATACACCATCTTCGGTAAGATCTGCTAGAGCATATGTTAACTTATCAGTAAATAATCCAAATCAAAGTCCATCATCATTAACTCTACCAAAGTATACTCCATTTAGCACAATTGTTTCTGGTGCTAATTATACATTTTATACACCAGCTGAGAATACAATTATTCCTGTTAATGGATTATACACATTCACTAATTTAGAATTGCTTCAGGGAACTCCGCTATCTTTTAAATATACTGTTGCCAATGGTCAGCAATATATTATCCCAAATCAATATGCTGATATTTCTACATTGAAAGTACGTGTACAGGAATCATCTATATCAGATACTTTCACTACCTTTACACCAGCAACATCTTTAGTTGAATTAGCTTCTGATAGTAATGTATATTTTATTAAAGAAATTGATGGTGGTCTTTATGAAATTGTATTTGGTGATTCAATTGTATCTACTGGTTTAACGAATGGTAATATTGTTCACCTAGATTATTTTGTTTCTGGTGGTATTGTTGGTAATGGAGCAAGAACTTTTACTTATAATGGAATTTCTTTAATTGGTGGAAGCCCAATAGTTACTACTGTTAGTATTGGTGCAGGTGGCGTAGATATAGAAACTATCGATAGTATTAAATACAATGCTCCAAGATTATATGCTGCACAAAATCGTGCAGTTACACCAGATGACTATAAAGCATTAATATATGGAGCGTATAATTACGTTCAATCAGTTTCAGTTTGGGGTGGTGAAGATAACAATCCACCAGTATATGGTAAAACTTATATTTGCGTGAAACCATATAATGTTAACAAATTAACTCTACAACAGAAGTCTGATATTTTGACATCATTGCTGGCATCTAGAAGTGTAGTTTCAATAACCCCTGAAATCGTAGATCCAGAATTTATCAATATTGCATTGAATGTAACAGTTTACTATAACGATAGAAAAACAATAAGAACTGCTTCTGAAATTGCATCATTAGTTACGGGTACTATATTTGATTATGATGATTCTAAATTACAAAGATTTGATGGAGTATTTCGTTTCTCAGAATTAAGTCGTATGATTGATACTGCAGAACCAGCAATTGTAAGTAATATAACAACAGTATTGATCCGTAGAAAAGTTTCTCCACGTTATAATGTATCTGCTGAATATACATTAAATATGATTAACCCAATTTATTCTGCTGGCGTAGCTGAAGAAGCTGTATCGTCAACAGGGTTTTATGTTTACGGTAGTGAAGAAATTAACTACCTTGAGGATGATGGCGCAGGCAATATTCGCCTTTATTATAATGTTGCATCAAATACTGAAACAGGAAGTGTTAAATTTATTGTAAATCCAAAGATTGGTACCATTGATTATGCGAATGGTATTTTGAATCTTAAGAATTTAAACATTACTGGATTGGCTGATGTTGATTGGGAAATTACATTCAAGCCACAATCAAACGATATTGTTTCTGCATATACTCAAATTGCTGAAATTGCACGTGATCACTTAACGGTATTGGCAATTGCAGATAAGACTGCAAATGGTGACCTACGTGGTGGAAAGAACTATACATTTACTTCTAGCAGAAACTAATGATTACCAGACCAAAAATATCATCAGTACTTCCTTCTCAGGTTCCTGAGTTTGTACGGGAAGACTATGGAACATTCATTGAATTTGTAAAAGCATATTATGAATTTTTGGATCAGAACTATGATTCTCAGTTTACAACATTAAGAGATTTAGATACAACTTTAGATTCATTTATTGACTATTTTAAAAATGAGTTGGCTCATAATATTCCATATACAGTTGTCAACGAACGATTCTTATTAAGTAAAATCAAAGACCAGTACCTCGCTAAAGGTTCTGAAGCATCTTTCAAATTATTGTTTAAGATTTTATTCAATAAAGAAGTAGTAGTTGATTACCCATCTAAACAAGTTCTTCGTGCTTCAGATGGTAAGTGGAATCAAGACGTTTCTGTTTTTGTTTATGTAAATGCAGGTACTCCAGATGATGTTGTTGGAAAGATGGTTGATGTTGTTACTGCAACTAGAATTCTTCGTGTTCAGGTTGATAAACGACAATATGTTGAACTTGAGGTAGATAATGTTGTTCAAATATCAGAACACATTTATGAATTATTCATCGATCGTAGATTCTTCGGTAACATTAGTATTGGTGATAAACTTCGTTATAGTAATGTATTTGATGCAACTGTTTTAGCCACAACCTCAACTGTTGAGGTTCAACGTGCTGGTAAGAAATTTAAAGTTGGTGATTTATATGAAATTAAAAATGGTCAAGGTGTTGGTTCTGTATTAAAAGTTACTCGTGTAAGTACTGTTGGTGGTATTGAAGCACTTCAGTTTGTTAAATACGGGATTGGATATACTACAGATTTTACTGCAACGCTATTACCAAATGCTGGTGTTTCTGCAACAACTGCTGGTTCTACTGGTTTGGTTATATCAGGTACATCACCATCTACATCGATTAGTTTCTCAGAAACTACAAATGGTTTCTTTGAACAGGGTACTATTAATACTACAAACTATAATACGACTGAGTATTGGGATGGTACTTATGTAGGTGAGACTGTTCGTGAATTCTTCGTTGATAACAAATATACAATTTTAGACGCAGATGAACCTGCAGTTATTAAAGTTACGTTAAACTCTCTGGCAAAATATCCAGGATACTATACAACAAATGATGGTTTCTTGGATGATGCTATTTT